TGGAAACCAGCGCTTCAGTATCAGCCACAGTAGGCAAAGTTAGCGTAGCAGTTGCGCCGCTATAGATAACAATGCCGTTTGTCAACTCAGCCGCAGTCAAAGTAGCCGCAGCCGCTTTGGTGACTGGAGCGGATTGAACTGACATATTGACTTCAGTTAGATTGCCATCGCCGAGCTGGTATCCACCAGCGCCATTAGGGATTGCCATGATAATTTCCTTTCAAATAGAGTCGGTAATGGGGAGCCGAAGCCCCCACCAGTGTTTAGCCCCAGACGCGGCAAGCCATTTGCGGACGGATCGTGCTAAAGCCATACAGAACGTCAATACGGCAAGGCAGACGGTCATTGTTGATGTCGTACTGACGAACAATACGCATCGAAATGCCGTTGTGGACTTGGCGGGAAGCCATGTCAACGCCTTGTGGCATCAGCAAGTCAGCGGTCGCGAATGTGATCGCATCTTTGTGGTAGACAAGGTTCTGCGGGTAGGCAGTAGAAGCTGCACCAATAAAAGTTACCGCTGCGCCGTCTTGTGGGAACGCATTGATAGTCGCCAGAGCGTTATCAGATGTATACATAGCTGGAGAAATAGCTATGTTTGTCCAAGCGCCGCCAGCAGCAGTGTTTGCTGCAGTCACGGTGAACTGCTGGAGCGAACCAGTCGATTCCCGGGTCTGTGGGTTAACAGCAAACACGTTAGCAATAGTAAACACGTCGCCAACAGTAACGGTTGCCGAACCAGTGCCGCCATCGATGCTGATGGTTGATTGACCTTGGGTCGAAACAGTGCCGTTGACCAGAATGGTGTCGCTGGTAGAACGCGAGCCAGTAGTGTGCTGTTTGATTGACTGAGACATGTTGACTTCGTCGTAGCCCAAAACACCAGTGCCCATCATGCCGTTCTTGAACTGACGGCTAATAGTGTCGGTTGGATTGAACAGACCCTTCATGCCTTCAACCAGACCAGCGTTAGCGGCTGGGTTGACGGTTGCGTAGCGTGGTGACATTACTGCTGCGTTTTCGTTCAGCTTCTGCTGGGCTTGCAGCAAAACGAGCGAAGTCGAAGGCACGGTGCCGGGCGTACCGACCGAGTTACTGATTGCTTTGTATGCGTTAGCCACATCTGCATCGATGCTGGAAGCCAGCTGCGAAATACGAGGCTTCAGAACACGTTCTGCGAAGTCATCCAACTGCATGGTGAGTTCGGCAGAGGTGAAGTTCACGCCGATGTGCTTCTGCGAAGCCACGGTCAGTGTGGTGAACTGTTCGTTGTCGTCCTGAACTTGCAGGGCGGCGCCGTCGGTCACCAGAGCGCGGTCAGGTAAACGGATACGCAGTGTGGAGCCAATCTTGGCGCCTTCAACAGCGAAAGAGTCGTCGTACTGACGGTTAACGTTACGGGTGATTACCAGGTTGTTCTCGAGGCCAAATGTTCGCTTGAGGTCGTTACTCTCAAACCGCCCTTTCGGGCTGCTGCATGTCACCATGCAGAGCAGACTATCTCTTCACCCTCCTTAGAGGGGCTGTGCGCTTCCAGCCACTTGGCTGTACTCCCTTACGGGATAGTCGTTACACCTTCCTTTGATGCGGACAAACGCCACCGTTTTTATGCTTCCCGACCTGACAATTCATGCACAACACCTGATACCCCGACGGAAAGCCTTGTTTACGAAGCCAAGCATAAAAAGCGGTTCCGCTTCCTCTGTAGGCTCCAGACTTTCGTTCGGTCGCACCATTATTGGCAATATGGTCGATCGACAAAAACATTCGCTCAACTTCGCCGCAGCAAAAGCATCTGTATCCACCATACGCGGTGAAAACTTCATCTCTGCACCGGTCTTGATTGCGTTTGGTTTTTGCAGATTCTGCAGCTCGTATGGCAGCTACTTCTTCTGGCGTTCCATTTGCAATCTTTCGGTTGCGCCATTCGCGGGCATGCTCACGGGCTTTTTCCCTGTTTGCATCCCGCCAATCGCGCATGCGCTGATTGACCTTATTACGATTACGTTCTCGATACCTAGCAGCAGCTTCGCGGTTTTTTGCTCGCTTTTGCTCGGCATCATTATCTACATCTACGGCTTGGCTCGGTATTTTCATGTAATCATAATGCATGATGTCCACCGAATTCACACAGTTTTTTACTTGAGGTTACCCCCAAGGGAGACCGATCAGTTAATCTCCAGAGCTTTCCGGGTAATCATGTCAATTGTAAGAATCGAATTGGCCATGATCTAAAGTACCTTTCAAAGTTAAAAAAGTTAGCGGTTACGTTGGGCTTCCCACTTTTTCATCTGACGCTGGCGATCCGCCTCAATCCACTCCGACGTGCTCATGTTTTTGATTGAGCGTGGGTCAGTCGTGTCATAAGACGGCGTACCAGAGCCTCTACCCGATATGGGCGCGATGGGCGGTGGGGCGCTTGTCGTTTTTCTTAAAACCGGCTCCGAAGCCATTTTGGCTTCAATTCTGCCGATCTCTTTGGCCTGTAATATGGGCGAATTCAGTGAGGCAATACGCGCGGCTTCTTTCGGGTTTGAGCCAAGATAATATGCAATATCAGGGCCAATATCCGAGGCTTGAATCGTCTCCGCCATCGCGTTAGAGATTGGCAGCTTGGGGTTGTAGGCGACTTGTTCAAAGTCGTCATACTTAGTCCGCGCTTCTTCTTCCCTATCGTGATACGCATCAAGCAGATCCATCTTCTGCCGTTCGACTTCCCGCTGTGCCAACAATTCTTCAGCCTTGCGCGTAGCCAGTGCATCAGCATACGCATCAACGGACTCAAAATTCTCAACCGGCGGTAGTTCTGCAGACGTAGGCGCGGGTTGTGCCCTACGACTCTGCTCGCGTTCCCACTTCCTTTGCTCTCTTGCAAGCCTTTTGCCTACGATAGCATCCAGCTCTTCTTGTGTGAAGGTCTTGGTCTGCTGTTCGGTCGGCTGTTCATTCTCCGGCGCGTTTGTTTCTTCAGCTACAGGCTCTGCCGTCGGTGCCTGGTCTGGCGCGGGTGAATCCGCTAACTGATTTTGTTGCTTTTCTGACATTTTTGATTCCTGAAGAATCCTCGGTCTACTGGGCCGATACAGTGTTTATACTACGATAATCTTAATAAGCATGCAAACTTAATGTTAATTGTTTACACGCACAGTTAAAAGTTAACTTGGCGTTACTGAAGTAGAACCGTCTATGACATACCATATAGAAACATCAGTAGCGCCTGCTGCTCGCAGCATTCGGTTATTCGTGGTGTCCCAAACCATTAACCCCGCGTATTTATTTGTTGTATTGATCGCCGCCACTTTATTGGCGATATTCGCCGCTGTTGCGGTCGGCGTGTACAAAACGCCCCAGGTAACTTGGGTTGTCATAGCAAATCCTTAGTAATAATAGCTGACGTTCAAAATTCCGCTTGCGGATTGTTGAATAAAGCGAATTTTTGATAAGTCGCCATCGTATTGCAGCGGCACGCCTACAGCAATAGGCATACCTACCGTAGTCGACGGCGCTATACCATCATCCCGCCAACGCACCGGCGCGCCTTCAGCAATAATCAAGGCAAATACGGGTTTACCATTCAAGCCTTCTGGCGTAACGGTAGGGATTGTCAACCCAACAGATGAAGACAAGTCAGTAATTTGCTGGTAGCCGAAACACGTAGTTACGGCTTTGATGTTCATAGTCATCTTAAAATCTCCGAGGTTGGGTAAACGGTCTCAGTGTAATAGGTAGTTCAGCAGTTGAGTACGGCGGCGACAAGCTAAAATTCCATCCGTCGTTGTTGCCTGCGTCAGTGTTTTCAAAGTCAGTATAGGCATTCCACGCCGCGCCGCCTACGGCATTGATGTCACGGATGGTTAAGTCGGCTACGTTAACCGTACCGCTGGCTTGCGACAACGTGGCTTGCGATCCTGGTGTAGTAGACTGTAAAAATTTAACGCTAGAACTATTAGCTACAAACGAACCAACCGTAGACGTTACGCCATTTTTAAGCTGAACCGTGCCGTTGGTAATAGTGAACGCCCGCGTTGAACCTTGTGTCAATGCGTCTTGAAACGCAAACGTACCGCCAACGCCGTTAAACGTCATGGGTAAATCAATTGTTTGACCGTTAGTAGTAATTTGTTGGGTGCCTGATGTGGCGGCAAATGTAGTTGGAGAAGCTCCTGCAGCCACAGTCATGCCGCTGGAAATAATTAAATTGCCGTAAATAGTTCGCGGAGTATTAGATAGCGTTCCGGCAAAACCCGTAAAATTCAAATTTTTATAGACGCGGTTGCTGCCCAAACTGACTATATCCGTGCCAGCAGATACGTTTACGTTAATTGTATTAGCTTCTGTGCCGCTTAAAGCTATTTGCATACCGTTAATAGTTCTTGTGCCTGTTCCACCTGAATAAGTGCAATTAACTAAAGGTACGCCTGTAATCGTTAAATTAGTCCCGTCATCTATTGAAAAAACAGTTACGTTGTTTGCAGTTACTGTAATGTTGCCGGTGCCAAACGCAATAGTTCTTACATTGGTATTAGTGCTAGTAAATATTCCCGTGCTTAATGTTCTGTTGCCGCTAGATAAATCCAACGCGCCCGCTGTCAACGTAAACGTGCGGGTCGAACCCATCGTCAGGTTGTCTTGAAGCTGTACCGTACCGCCGACACCGTTTTGGGTGACTGGAAAATCTAATGTTTTGCCATTGGTCGTAATTTGCTGTGTGCCTGATGTAGCTAAAAACGACGTTACAACATTGCTTGCGGCAAAAGTCATGCCGGAGCTAACTACAAGGTTGCCGTACAAATTAACCAAAACACCTGGTGTTGCAGTACCTGCGTATCCTGTGTAATTAAGCGTATTAAAATGACCGCCTATACTTACCGCATCAGTGCCAGCCGTAATGTTGAGCGACACAGCAGTTGCTGCACTGCCACCAGCAGTGCTGCCGCATCTAATTGTTCTGGTTCCCGTAGACCCCGAAAACGTAGAGTTTATAAGTGGGGTTCCCGTAAGCGTCAAATTTGTTAGCGTATTTAGCTGAATGCACGATGATGAGCCTGACGTAACAGTAATATCGCCGGTGCCAAAATTTATAGTTCGGGCATTACTATTATTACTAATAAGAATGCCAATTGTTAGCTTGTTATTGTTTAACGTCAAAGTACCCGACGTTAACGTAAAGTTTCCTGTGCTTAAAGTGACACTGGCCGCTAACGATATTGTTATGTCGGATTTATCAACCGTGGTCAACAATGCCCTAGCGGTAGAGGCAACGCTTACCGTTGCCGCCGTGCCAGAGTTTGCGTCAAAAATTACCGTGTCAGTAATAAGCGGCGGCCCGCTACCGCCCGCGCCGCCAGAACTGGCAGACCAGTTAGTAGTGTCAGTACCATCCCACGTTCCACTGCCACCTACCCAGTAATAAGTTGCCATTACTTAGCCCCAGCTATAACAACGCAGTCTTCCGGCATTAAATTAAACGAATCAAGAATCATGGCGTACTCCACTTAAGTTTTTTTAACAAAATTTTCCAAGTCTTCAAGCCGTTTAATGACAGCTTGTATAGACGCAGTTAAAAGTGGAACTATTTTAGCTTGGTCTACGCCTTGATACTTAGGGTTTCCGTCTGCATCTACTGCATCCTTCTCGCCTACAACGGCTTCAGGAACGTGGTCTGCTAATTCATGCGCCACAAAACCATCGACTGTCTTTGTCGGGTTTGATTTAAAGTTAAAGCGATATACAGGAATAGCGGCCACGCGAGTCAAAGCGTCTTGAATAGGCGCAAAATTTTCTTTTAAGCGGTAATCGGAGGAAATAGCGTAGTTAGTGTTTGTTCCGTTAGATGTAATAGACCCAACGATCACGCCGTCAACTCTAAACGTTTGGTACGAAACTGTGCCAGACGCATAATTAACTTTGTTATGCTCAAAAGTGCTAGTTGCAGATGCAAGACTTTTAATTATTATTTGACCGCTGTTGTCTATATTCATCCCAGTACCGCTGGTACTTGATGAATTAACCGGAATAGAGGGCGTATTCCATGTTCTTAAACCGCCGCGAACAAAAGAAACATCACGGTACAAAACTTCCGTAAACAAATTAAAATCGGCGGGATCAACAATATTTGTGATGTTTGCGTTGTAATCGCAACGAACCCGAACACCATCAAGACTTGTTAGGGCTGCGTCTATGCTAACTGCTGGGTTAACGGCCGCACCGCTAACTCTAAAATCCTCAATAGAAATTCCCGCAGTAGAAAACGTGGCTATTTCCCCTACATGATATACAGGCGCAGCAGGAACAAGAAATCTATTGTTAAAATGTATATGGTTTCTGCCGGCAACAAATACGCCGCCGCTACTAACGGCGTTAATGCCGTTAAGATCAGTGAATACTTGTTCCGCTACTATATAAATTTGATGGTTGGTGTTTCTAACTGCGGCATCAGTAGCGTTAAACGCAACATCATTATTGGATACACGTATCCGATAAGGAGGTTGCGCGGCAGAAGTAGGATTACCCACACAAATACCGTGGCCACCACTGTCGTCAGTTCGGTTTTGAATAATCTCAGCCCATCCAGGAAACCCCAATACTGAAGGTGCCACTCCTATGGATGTGCCATCATCTACATATATTCCGTGTCCTTTGTTGCCAGTCACACTGTTTTGAATAATTCTTGCGCCACCAACGTTTATAAGTATGCCGTGACCGGGTTGATCTCTAACGTTACATTGTTGGACGCGAGACCATACGCCTGAAGCACCAGCGGTTGCCGTTGGGTTTGTCCAATCGTAGTCGCCAAGAAGAATGCCGCAATTTGACGTGTTGTATGCAGCGCTGCTTCTAGCAGAAGTAGCGGATATTCTTACGCCGACTATGGTTGAGTATGATTTGCGAAATTGAATAACAGGCCCGGTTAAATGGGAAGCTAACAACTCCGACTGCCCGATTCCGCCGCCTTGAATTGTGATGCCAAACTTTGTAGAAATGATAGGTGATGACACTAGGTGTGTGCCAAATAAATTAACTACGCCATTTTGCCCAGAAATCGAATCAATCGCCGCTTGTATAGCAGCCGTGTCATCAGTTACCCCGTCGCCCACAGCACCAAAATCTGTAACATTAACTGTTTGGGCTAACTTAGCTTCTACATTCGTAGTGACCGAACCCACAAACGGCGGTGTGTAGCTAACATTAGCTGCATCGCCGCCAGCCGACGAATTCAAATTCGACGTCGTAAACTTAACCTCGGCGCCTACGTGCAAGCCGGTGGTAAACGTTACCGTTGTCGAATCAGTTTCAACATACGCAAACAACGCGCCTGGGCCGTACTGATTTACACCATCCACGAACACCGACAAGCTATTAGTGGCAGGCGCGTACTGCATGGTGGTCAGCGTAAAGACTGTCTGACCCGCAGTTGCCGTTTGTATTTCCTGCTCGTTGGTAAAATTGACAAAGTTGGAATTGATGCCGATTACATTGTCATACGTGCCGATCAACACTTCGGTGCTGGTCTTAATTTCAAACTTGTATGACAGCCCATCCGTCAACCAAATTTCACCGCTAGGCACGCGGCCAGCAGAGTCAAGAACGATGGGGTTAGTATGCGCAGTGCCGCCGGACGCGGTAGTGTAAGTTGCTTGTGGTGTGGTGGTGCCTGCGGCGTACGTATAGATCTTGCCGCCTGACAGCGGGTTGCCGTTATTGTCAAAAAATTGACCCGCTACGCCGCCAACAGGAGATAGATTGACTGCCATATACGTCCTTTAAGCCAAAAATTTTAGTTTGTAGATCGTGGACAAATATAAACCGACAATCTCATCAATGATGTTTTGTAGCGGGCTGTCTGCCTTATCCACTACCTTGTACCGCATTGCTTCAATCTCTTCTACTTGCGCCTGCAAGAATTCCAAAATATTGCCGGGTTTTTTGGTGGATTGCAACGAAACAGCGCCAATCAAGCCGTGTCGGCCTTGGTAGGCTTCAGCAAACTTGTCTGCCAGATCTACTACGCCGTTGTAAAACTTCTGCAACGCCTTGTGTTTTGCATAACTGCGGGTGTTCAGATGCACTGAATGGGCCACATCTCGGCCCAAAAACAGTATCCCTATAAAGTTGGCGCAGCTCACAGTTGTGGCTCCTCTGGCGGCATATTCAGCATTTCCGGTGGCATTTCAGCTGATTCTGGAGGCATCATACCCATTTCTTGGGGCATTTGTTGCATATCTTGAGGCATCATGCCCATTTCCCCGCCCATCATGGGCATCTCGCCCGGCAACTCCAACCCACCCTCGCTCATGGACAGGTCGCCCGCCGACATCACGTCGCGCAAGGTTTGCATGACCACATCTTGCACCTGATCGGGCGTCATGCCTGCGGCGACAGCTGAGAGGCGCTGCGTCTCGGCTTGGTACGCCTTGATGTCGGCCTCGAAGTTCTTGCGCTCCATGTCCTGCACTTCGACCGACTTGCCGACGTTTTGCAGCATCTGGTGCAGCTGATCCAGCTCTTGACCCATCGCTTCCATCTGCTGCTTGGCCTGCTGCATCTCGGGCGAATCGTCGCTGTCTTGCATAATCTTCGGATCGATGATCTTGGCAAAGCGAGCCGCCATCTCCTGCGCGCCAGGCCAGTCCATGTTCTTGATGAACAGGTCGCCGGCGACTTGCCAGAGCTGCGGGTTGGATTGCAGGATCATGCCCATCGCGTCCAGTGCTTCCTGACGCTTGGTCAGGTAGGACGGGCCGGTGGTCACCACCACGTCGTACTTACCGACGTTGGGGTTGTAAATCTTGTCGATGACGATGTCGGGGTTGTTCGCATCCCGAATCTCACGCACAGGTTCTGGCTGCATGGGGTTCAACTTGACCATGTCAGTCTCGCCATCCAAACCAATAACGCGAGCCACACGCTGGGTGTCGTAAATCTTCGGTATCAGGTCAACCAACTGGCGCGTTACGTACCTAACAGCGCGTGCCAGATTGTCCACGTAATGATAAGTGCCAGTATCAGACTGACGCTCGCGCGCCATAATCGCCTTGCCCGAACGCTCATTGGATGTCGCTCCCAGACTGGTGTCGTACTGGCCGGTGGTCGACTTGATGTCGTCTGACGCGCCCATCTTGGCTTGAATCAAGCCTGTCTGTGGCAGGGGCGGTGCAGCCCGCTGTGGCAGCGGCAGTACAGCACCCGAGCCATCAGTTACATCCGGATTAACTTCTAGGTACGGCCAGTTCTGCGTGTTGGCCGTCTTCCACTGCAGCTCGTAACCTTCAAACTGACCACCGTAGCCAATGAACGGCGCTTTGGGCGCCAAAGCCAGCATCTCAGCCTCTTGGCTCGTCCAGTAGTTGTACATGCGCTGGGCGTCCTTGGCGTTGCGCACCAGACCCGAGACGTACAGCTTGCCATCAACCTCAAACTCGTTACCGATGACGCGCACGATAGGGATGAACCGACCAGCCCACTCCTGCTCTTCCAACATCTCGTAGCCGTTGGTCTTGCACCACTTAACCCGCTTGGCGTTGACTTCACGGCTTCTGATTGGCTTGATGCCCATCTGTTTCATCTGCTTGGCCTCGGGCGAACCCTCGAAAGCCGTCACATTGCCGGGGTACAGGTGCAGTGTCGCGCGGTCGTACTCGATGTAGTAATACTCAGCAATCCTCACCGTATCCTGGTTGATCCAAACCGAGATCGACTGGTCGCCTACGCCTTGCGCTTGCAGGGTCGAGATGGGACTTGCATCAGGAAACATGCGCTCGTACTCAGCGCGTTGCAGGTCTTCGGTGACGAAGCACCACTTGGCGTCTGCCCCGCACGGGTCTTGGATCGTTGGATCCATGTAGACGGAGAAGCTGTTGCGGATGCGCGCGATCTTAATGTCTTGGTCGAACGAGTCGTCGTTGCAATACTCGGTCAGGATTCGGATGTAACCTTCGCCGTAAGCGACTTGGTTCTCGCAGGCGGTGTCGTAGGCGACGTCGGCGTCTGAGATGTACTCGATGTGCCTGACCATGCCGTTGTAGATTTCGGCGACTTCTGGATCGGCGTTGTCGTCAGCGGGTATAACTTTGCCGCTCGGACGGTTTTGTCTTTGGTCATTGGTGACCTGTCTTACGTGTTGCGGCAGCTTGTTGATCGTTAGTGTAGGCCGGGCGTTGATTGTTTGACCTTGCACTGCACCACGGGTTGACAGCACATCCGCTGGCCATTGCCAGTGGTTGTCTGGTGAGCCGGCATAAAACCGCAGGTCGTCCAGCTCATCTTCCCGGCTCTCAGACAGCGCAGAAATGGCCATTTGCAGGCGCTTTCGCATGACCGCAAGCACATCCTGCGTATCTTTCTTCATGTCGTCAGACGGCGGATTTCCACCGATATCGGCGACTTTTGCTGCCTTATTTATGCCGGTATAGTCCATTTATTTCATCTTTTTCGCGGGTTTTGACGCTGCGCGCTTGGTTGCATACGCAATTGCCACGGCCTGTTTGACCGGTTTGCCCGATTTTACCTCGGCTTTGACGTTTTCTCGGAATGCTTTTTCCGATTTCGACTTAACCAGTGGCATGTTACTTCCCCTTTTTCGCCGTTTTAGCCGATTGTTTGAAATCTTTGGCCGTTGGTGCGCCTGCCGAGCCGGGTTTACGCATCTTTTCGCCGCTTCCGGCCTTAATGCGCTCGCGTTTAGCGTGAATTGCAGCGTACAGTCCTGGTTTAGTGGCCATTTTTAGCACTTCCATCGTTTGAGCGCCGCTTTGGCGCGTTCACCGTCTTTCGCGTTCGCTGCAACGGCACCCATTCTTGAGCAAAAGGATTTTTTACGTCCTTCATCCGCTTTCGTCTTCGGGTGCGGTGCCGGCGCCTTCAAGTTCGAGCCCGTCTCGCGGTTGTACTTCTCCCGCCCCTTGGCCGTCAGGCCAGCGCCCTTGGCTACAGGCAGCTTCTCGCCTCTTCCGACGCTCAGTGACACGCCTTTCTTAGCCATCACGCCCCCATCCATCCAGTTGCAGCGACGGGTCGCTGCGTGTAGCCATCACTGCGCCGTGAGGCGCGCTCAAAACTCGACTCTCGGCTCGCCATCGGGAACGCGAACGTCACCGCTAGGGCGTCGGCTGCGTCAGGTGACGCCAGCCCGCGAGACTTCATCTCTTTCTTGCCTTCCAAGTAGATCGTACCCGACTCACGGACAGTCGAGGATACGGACAAGCAGATATATGAGCAGATCATTGCGGAGTATGGCGAGGATTCGCCGCAGGCTAGGGTTGAGGTCTACGGAGAGTTTCCTTCAGCTGGCGAAGATCAGTTTATTGGTGCGAGTGCTGTCGACGACGCCGCCAATCGGCCAAAATACAAGGATGAGACGGCGCCAATTGTTGTCGGCGTTGACCCGGCTCGAGGTGGCGCGGATGCGACCGTCATCGTCGTCAGGCAAGGACGCGATCTGATTGCGATCAAGCGCTACCACGGCGAGGACACCATGACAACCGTCGGTCGGGTGATTGACGCGATCGAGGAGTACCGACCAGCACTGACCGTAATCGACGAAGGCGGTCTGGGCTACGGGATACTTGACAGATTAAAAGAACAGCGATACAAGGTGCGGGGAGTGAACTTCGGTTGGAAGTCAAGCAAGCCGGTCATGTACGGCAACAAGCGAGCTGAGATTTGGGGTGCGATGAAGGACTGGCTACGAACGGCCAGCATCCCCAACGACAGGCAGCTAAAAGCGGACCTGACAGGCCCCATGAAGAAGCCCGACTCGTCGGGTACGATCTACTTGGAAGGCAAGAAAGAGATGAAGTCTCGCGGGTTGGCCTCACCCGACGCAGCCGACGCCCTAGCGGTAACGTTCGCGTTCCCGGTAGCGCACCGTGAGTCGGGATACGAGCGCGCCTCAAGGCGCAGTGATGGCTACACGCAGCGACCCGTCGCTGCAACTGGATGGATGGGGTCGTGATGGCTAAGAAAAGCGTGTCACTGAGCGTCGGACGGGGCGAGAAGCTGCCAGTCAGTAAGGGCGCGGGTCTGACTGCCAAAGGGCGGGAGAAGTACAACCGCGAGACGGGCTCGAACTTGAAGGCGCCGGCACCCAGCCCGAAGACGAAGGCTGATGAAGGCCGCAAAAAGTCGTTCTGCGCCAGAATGGGTGCTGTCGCGGCAAGTGCCAAAGACGGTGAACGCGCCAAAGCGGCGCTTAAACGATGGAAGTGCTAAAAATGGCCACTAAACCAGGGCTTTACGCTGCAATTCACGCAAAACGCGAACGCATTAAGGCCGGAAGCGGCGAAAAGATGCGCAAACCCGGCGCCCCCGGCGCACCGACGGCCAAAGATTTCAAGCAATCGGCTAAAACGGCTAAAAAGGGGAAGTAACATGCCACTGGTTAAGTCGAAATCGGAAAAAGCCTTTCGTTCTAATGTTAGAGCTGAAGTAAAATCGGGAAAACCCGTAAAGCAAGCGGTCGCAATTAGTTACGCCGTTAAGCGCGCAGCGTCAAAACCCGCCAAAAAGATGAAATAAATGGACTATACCGGCATAAATAAGGCAGCAAAAGTCGCCGATATCGGTGGAAATCCGCCGTCTGACGACATAAAGAAGGACACGCAGGACGTGCTTGCGGTCATGCGAAAGCGCCTGCAAATGGCCATTTCTGCCTTTTCTGAAAGCCGGGAAGACGAGCTAGACGACTTGCGTTTCTACGCAGGCTCGCCAGACAACCACTGGCAGTGGCCTGCTGATGTGTTGGCAACCCGTGGTGCGGTGCAAGGTCAAACGATCAATGCACGCCCGACGCTGACCATCAACAAGCTGCCGCAACACGTACGACAGGTCACTAATGACCAAAGACAAAACCGTCCGAGCGGCAAAGTTATACCCGCTGACGACAACGCCGACCCAGAAGTCGCCGAAATCTACAACGGCATGGTCAGGCACATCGAGTACATCTCGGATGCCGACGTTGCCTACGACACCGCCTGCGAAAACCAAGTTGCCTACGGCGAAGGTTACATCCGAATCCTAACCGAATACTGCAACGACGACACGTTCGATCAAGACATCAAGATCGCGCGCATTCGCAACAGCTTCTCGGTCTACATGGATCCAACAATCCAAGACCCGTGCGGTGCGGATGCCAAATGGTGCTTTGTTACTGAAGACCTGCAGCGCGCCGAGTACGAGCGCATGTTTCCAGACGCAAGCCCTATCTCGACCTTGCAAGCGCAAGGTGTGGGTGACCAGTCGATCTCGGTTTGGATCAACCAGGATACGGTGAGGATTGCTGAGTATTACTACATCGAGTACGACCGCGCGACACTGCACCTGTACCCCGGCAATGTGACGGCTTTCGAGGGTTCGCCCGAGGCCAAGCAAATGAAACAGATGGGCATCAAGCCAATCCGAAGCCGTGAAGTCAACGCCAAGCGCGTTAAGTGGTGCAAAACCAACGGCTACGAGATGCTGGAAGAGCAGGAGTGGGCTGGTCGGTTCATCCCTATCGTGCGCGTCATTGGTAACGAGTTTGAGGTCGACGGTAAGCTCTACGTCTCAGGTCTGGTGCGTAACGCCAAGGACGCCCAGCGCATGTACAACTACTGGACGAGCCAAGAAGCTGAGATGCTGGCTTTGGCGCCCAAAGCGCCGTTCATTGGTTACGGTGGCCAGTTTGAAGGCTACGAGATGCAGTGGAAGACGGCCAACACGCAGAACTGGCCGTATCTGGAGGTTAATCCTGACGTAACTGACGGTGCGGGGGCTGTACTGCCGTTGCCCCAGAGGGCAGCGCCGCCGCTACCGCAAACAGGTCTGATTCAGGCCAAGATGGGCGCGTCGGACGACATCAAGTCGACCACCGGCCAGTACGACACTAGTCTTGGAGCGACATCCAATGAGCGTTCGGGCAAGGCGATTTTGGCGCGCGAGCGTCAGTCTGACACTGGCACTTATCATTACGTGGACAATCTGGCACGCGCTGTTAGGCACGTAACGCGCCAGCTGGTTGACTTGATTCCTAAGATTTACGACACCCAGCGTGTGGCTCGCATTATCGGTGTGGACGGCGAGACCGACATGGTCAAGCTGAACCCCATGCAGCCAGAACCCGTACGTGAGATTCGGGATGCAAACAACCCCGACATCGTCATCGACAAGATATACAACCCTAACGTCGGTAAGTACGACGTCGTGGTCACCACCGGCCCGTCGTACCTAACCAAGCGTCAGGAAGCACTGGATGCGATGGGCATGATCCTGCAATCCAACCCGCAGCTCTGGCAAGTCGCCGGCGACCTGTTCATTAAGAACATGGACTGGCCAGGCGCCCAAGAGATGGCGGCTCGCTTTGCCAAGATCATCGATCCGAAGATTATGCAGGACAGCGACGACTCGCCCGAGATGCAGCAGGCCAAGCAGCAGATGGAAGCGATGGGTCAAGAGCTCGATCAGCTGCACCAGATGCTGCAAAACGTCGGCAAGTCGGTCGAAGTGCAGGATATGGAGCGCAAGAACTTCGAGGCTGAGATCAAGGCGTACCAAGCCGAGACGCAACGGCTTACCGCTGTCTCTGGCGCCATGAACCCCGAGCAAGTACAAGAAGTGGTCATGCAAACGCTGCGCGACGTGATGACTGCCGGCGACTTGGTTATGGAAGGCAACGGCATGGAAATGCCAAACCAAATGCCGATAAGTGAACAACCACCGATGGGCGGCCAGCCACCAATGGGTCAAGAAATGCAGCAAATGTTGCCAGAAATGAGTATGATGCCGCCAAGTGGGGCTGAAATGCCGCCTGAGATGATGAATATGCCGCCGCAGGAGCCGCAATTATGAAGTGCGCAGATTTCGTAGGAATGCTGTTTTTGGCGCGGGATGTCACCCATTCGGTGCATCTGAACACCCGCAGCTATTCAAAACATAAAGCATTGCAAAAGTTTTATGATGGCATTATTGATCTGGCAGACACGTTTGCTGAAGCCTATCAAGGCAAGTATGGTCTGATTGGCCCGATCTCGCTGCATTCGGCCAAAAAGACTACTAACGTAGTGGAGTTTTTGGAAGACCAGCTCGAAGAAATTCATTCTGTGCGCTACAAGGTTGTCGATAAGGATTGCACGGCAATCCACAACATCATCGACGAGATTGAATCGCTGTATATGTCAACGCTGTACAAACTGAAATATCTGGCATAAGGACACATCATGGCACTTTACTTTCAAGGCAGCGCCGACAAGCAGATCAAAATTGGCGGCGGCAAACTGTATGGCGTATATATCTCCAGCACTTCTAGCGGCACGTTTGCGATCTATGACAGCGCGACTGCCGATACCAACGACCCCAAGATTGTCGCTACGGTGACGCCAACGGCAGGTACGCAACATGTTAGTTTCCCTGCTGGTCTGTGGTTTAGCAAGGGGCTTTACATTGATATCGGAAACACCATCGAATACACCGTGGCTTACGAATAAGCGTACGCCTTTTCAGTTTTCACCTTGACACCGTATTTCTTAGGTGCATAATTTAGCAACTGTACCGGCCCAATTGACCGGGGATTCTTTAGGAATCGACAATGTCTGAAGAAACAAGCAATCAGTTAGCGGATTCACCCGCGCCAGAGCAGGCATCGACGGCAGAACCTGTAGCTGTAGAAACATCCGCGCCGGAGAATGAACAGTCTAACGAGCAGCCGTCCAAGACCTTCACACAAGAAGAGCTGGATGCTATCGTAGGCAAAAGGCTTGCAAGAGAGCAACGTAAGTGGGAACGCGAGCAGACTCGTAGGGCACAACCAGCGCCTACAGCTGCAGAGTTACCGCCAGTCGAAAATTTTGATTCTGTCGATGCCTACGCTGATGCACTAGCGGAACGCAAAGCAGAAGAATTGTTGGCTCGTCGGGAACTTGAGCGGCAACAGATGGATTTTCTTGATGCGTATCACGATCGGGAAGAGGACGCGCGGACTAAGTATGACGACTTTGAACAAGTCGCCTACAACCCCAAGCTGCCAATTTCTAACGCGATGGCCGAGACAATCCAAGCATCGGATATCGGCCCTGATATTGCATACTATCTTGGCTCAAACCCGAAAGAAGCCGCCCGCATAGCCGCACTGAGGTCGCCCATATTACAGGCCAAAGAGATCGGCAGAATTGAAGCCAAAATGGCTTCGGAGCCGGTTTTAAGAAAAACGACAAGCGCCCCACCGCCCATCGCACCCATATCGGGTAGAGGCTCTGGTACGCCGTCTTACGATACAACTGACCCACGCTCAATCAAAAACATGAGCACGTCGGAGTGGATTGAGGCGGATCGCCAGCGTCAGATGAAAAAGTGGGAAGCCCAACGTAACCGCTAACTTTTTAGGATATAAATCATGGCAAACTCGATTCTTACCATCGACATGATCACCCGTAAGGCTCTCGAAATCCTCGAGAACAACCTGGTGCTCACTCGTAACGTCAATCGTCAGTACGACGATTCTTTCGCCGTTGAAGGCGCTAAAATTGGCTCGACTCTGCGTATTCGTTTACCAGACCGCGCTCTGGTGACCGACGGCGCCGCCCTGCAAGTTCAGGACGACAACGAACAGTTCACCACCTTGACCGTAGCTTCCCAGAAGCACATCGGTGTAAACTTCACCTCCGCTGAACTCACCATGCAATTGGATGACTTCGCAGAGCGTGTTCTGAAGCCTCGTATTTCGCAGCTGGCTTCCAGCATCGATGCTGACGTTGCTAACGCATACAAAGTTATCGGTAACACCGTTGGCACCCCAGGCACCACCCCATCGACTTCGCTCGTTCTGCTGCAAGCTCAGCAGAAGCTGAACGAAAACGCAGCTGTGATGTCGCCACGCTACGCAACTGTTAACCCAGCTGCCAACGCTGGTCTGGTTGAAGGCATGAAAGGTCTGTTTAACCCAACCGACACTATCAGCCGCCAGTTCAAGAACGGCATGATGGGCACCGGCGTTCTGGGCTTTGATGAAGTCAACATGTCTCAGTCGATCAAGCAACACACCACTGGCTCACGTGATGCTTCTGCATCTACTACCACCAGCGCTGCTGTGACTTCTGAAGGCTCTTCCACTTTGACTCTGGCTCAAGGCTCTGTGACCACTACCATCGCCGCTGGCGACGTGTTCACTATCGCTGACTGCTACGCTGTCAACCCACAGACCCGTGAAACCACTGGTTCTTTGTTCCAATTCGTAGCTTTGGCTGCCGCCACTGCTGTGGCTGGCACTTGGACTGTGACTGTTGCGCCTATGTACTCTGCCAACCACGCGCTGGCTACCATGAACGTGCTGCCTGCTACCAGCAAGGCCGTGACATTCGTGGGCGCTGCGTCTACTGCTTACGCACAGAACCTCGTCTACCACAAAGATGCGATCACATTCGCAACTGCTGACTTGCTGATGCCACAAGGCGTTGACATGGCCTCCCGCCAAGTTCACAACGGCATTTCGATGCGTATTGTTCGTCAATACGACATCAACAATGACCGTCTGCCTTGCCGTATTGACGTTCTGTACGGCTTTAGCACAATCCGTCCGCAAATGGCTTGCCGCGTCTGGGGCTAAGCACTGGTGGGGGTTTCGACCCCCATTAACGACACTTTTTTTAAAGGAAATTTATCATGGCTCTTCCTAATGGTGCTGGTGGATACCAGCTCGGCGATGGCAATTTAACTGAAGTCAATATGTCAGTTCAATCCGCTCCAGTTACCAAAGCGGCTGCGGCTACTTTGACTGCGGCTGAGTTGACAAACGGCATTGTTATCTATAGCGGCGCAACTGCTACGCTAACTTTGCCTACTGTGGCTGATACTGAAGCGCTGGTTTCCA